GAATTTCGAATTCACCAAAGGTCTCGAGATCTGGGATCAGAGCGATCAAGGAAACCGGATAAGTAGCGATGGTAGAAATACTTGGAACCGCGCCGGACTGATCCCTGGCCCTATTCGCAAAAACCTTGGTTGTAGGGCCTGGGATCAGTAAGGAAAAATAATAGTGGGTGAAACCTGAATAAACCCACCGGCGTGGCTAGATCGTAATCAATCGAGAGGCCGGTATCCACAGGTGCTGATCCCTGATCCAATAGGCTGGAATGGGTTTGTTAATAGTTCGTACGGCTATTGAGTACTTAACTGTTGGATCTGGGATCAGGAAACTGATCTCATTAAGTAGTCACTTTCCCAGGCCAGAAATGGCCTGGGTTTTAAGCCGGCACAACCTGTGGTTGTATTTTAACCCGGCCGGAATTTTAAAAAGCTTCAAGCTCCAAGCTTCAAGCTTGACAATGGATCTGGGATGTTGTAGGATGAATTTAGAAAGGAAAAATTATGACCGAACTTGAAAAACTTAAAAAAATGCTAGTGAGCGCACACGACGAGCTGCGAGCACGCAAACAAAAAAACACGCCAACATTTGGCGCAATGATGTTTATGCTTCAGGCCATCGTCCAGTGTAACGCTGCTTTAAACGAAAGGAAAAAACATGAAGAGAATTAAACACAACGACTTAACACATTATTTCATGACGCCGCACGAACAGCTGCCGGCGTCATATCTTGCCAGCTGTGAGAAGTTCTTCAGGGAGCTAGGTAAAAAAAGAAACAAGTTCCAAGCTTCAAGCAGCAATGCAACAAGACACAATTTATTTACAGAGATTGAAGCAGCAAGCTCCAAGCGCCAAGCTTCAAGCTTGACAAGCTTCAAGCTGTCTGGTACTAATAGGATAATAAAGGAGAAATAAACATATGGAAACAAAAGAAATAAAACTAGATTCAAGTTTTTTTGAATACGATACTTTTAAAGTTGAAAAAAGCAATGAGCATAATTTCAACATCTACACAGGAAGAGACAAAGATAAACATTATATCTACACGCCCTACATTTCTTTTTTTAATTTTGATAATTATAAAGAAGCTCAGGAGATGTGCGACAAGTTAAATAAAATAGCGGATAAATATCATGAAAACAAGTGAAGCGTGGTCCCTGGTTGGGGGACTAAGTAAACCATCTAAAATGCCCGGCTGGTCAATAGGTCTACCTGCCAAGGAATGCAAAACAGGCTCCAAGCTCCAAGCTGTGCCTGGTTCAGTCTGCTATGACTGTTATGCAATGAAGGGCTGCTATGTATTTAAAGTTGTACAAGAAGCTCAATACAAAAGACTGAAGGCAATATATACAGCTCCATGGGTCACGGCTATGGCTCAGCTGATCAACAGCAAGAAGCCGGAAGTGTTCCGCTGGCACGACAGCGGCGACGTTCAGGACTTAGTACATTTAAATAAAATTTTTGAAGTCTGCAGGTTAACACCTGGCAAGCGTCACTGGATGCCCACACGTGAGGCATGGATCAAGGACCATTTAAACAGAGCGCCAAGCAATTTAGTAATTAGATTCAGCGCGCCGATGGTGGACCAGGCAGCACCTGCCAGCTGGCCAAATACATCGACCGTGGTGACAGCTCAGGCCACGTGTCCAGCGCCTCTTCAAAACAATGAATGCAAAGATTGTAGAAATTGCTGGAATCCTGAAATTAAAAATGTATCATACGGCCAGCACTAATGACATTTTACCACCCAAAATATTATGCAGCCCTCCGGGCTGAGAGGAAGAAGCTTCAAGCTGCAAGCCTCAAGCAGCAAGCTCCAAGCCCCACTAAACCAGAACCTAGTTCAGGTTCTGAAGTTTCAAGCAACAAGCTTCAAGCGTCAAGCAACAAGCAGCAAGCTTAGGCTGCAAGCCACAAGCTACAAGCTCCGAGATTCTTGATCCAGGGATCAAGAAGTATTGAACAAGTTTCGAGGACCTTTGACCAAGGGCCTCGACTAAGATAAATGTATTCTTAGGATGTGTCTTATGAAACGCAATTTGGTGTGGTGAAATTTTAATTTTATTCCCCTTCGTGCACTTTAGTTCTAAAGTGAAAAATGTGCCAGAAGTATTGTAGCCCAATAAATCAGGAGTCCCCAAACTACTAAGGTTTTCAATCCTAATCCAAGAAATGTCTTTAGAAACTTTGCGCAGTTTTTTATATAATTTAGCCTCTGGGCCCATACTGTTTTGGAGGGAATATCGTCACTCATTTAACATCGTAATGAGTAGATCTTAACTTGTCAGGGATAATTAATTTTTTTTCATCTTGAGGTCTTAAAACTAATCGTAATGAAGGCTGACCTATAATCATATGCTCTTGCACTTCCATTCTTTTAATTTCTTCTAAGTGACCTCCAATAGCAACATAAATTTTGGCATTTGAAATTGCATTGCCTTGATACTTAGTAGATCCCATTGTGAATCTTCCTAAAAATTCCTGTAGATGTTTTACAAACACTTTAATTCTCCTCGTCCATCTTTCATGTCTTGACTTTATAGGATAGTTCCCTTAAATTGTCAACCCAAACAAACATAATAAAGGAGTATTATGCAAAACTTAGAAAAACTAAAAAAAGAACTAGTATACGCGAACTATGATGATCCAGATCGTGCAAGTATATTAGAAGTAAAAATAGAAAAAATAGAACGAGCTAAACAAATGAAAGAAAATGGTCATGATGATGAAACTATTTATGCAGATGTTTGGAACCATCCTGATGAATGGTGTCAAGGTACTTGTGGTGGATTTAACACTTGGGAAGCCCACAACGCAGGTTTAGATACATGTTTTGACTGTAAGGTAGAGGCAACGGATTAATGGGAGTTCCAAAAAGATTAACAGAAATGCAACAGAGATTTGCGGAGCATTTAGTATTCGGTGGACCAGATGGTCCTATGTCTAAACGTGAGGCAGCTGTTGCAGCAGGGTATTCACCTGCTCGTGCAATGCGGGAAGGATCTGAATTAACTAACCCAAGATATTCACCATTGGTAGTAAAATATATTGGTGAGTTAAAAGAAGAAAGACTTCGAAAACATGAAGTGACATATGAAGGACACGTCGCAGAATTAGCTAGGTTGAGAGAAGCCGCTTTAAAGAAAGGAAGTTTTTCCAGCGCTGTAAATGCTGAAGCCAATAGAGGAAAAGCAGCGGGACTATATATAGACAGAAAAATAATAAAAACAGGTAAATTAGAGGAGATGACAGAAGAACAACTAGAAGCAAAAATGAAACAAATTTTAGACGACTACGCGCCTCTGTTAAATGTAAAGACTGTTGATGCTGAAGCATTAGAAATTAAATCTTCTGAATCTTCCGAACCCACTGACGAGGTATCATCGTCCGATCACCAAAAGAAAAAGAACCATCATCTTCCCGATCAAAAGAAGCAAAAAGTTTAATAGCTTTATCATCTTTAGAATATAACCAACCTTCATTGATTGGTCTTGCTAACCTCATCTTATCAAACTCCCTATCAGTAGCCCAGCCAGAGTCACTCACACAATCGATCCACTCCACCCTGACTTTAGGATAAGGTATGTCGGGAGTTCCAAATGAGGCGACAGCTTTTCTTCTTTTCTTAGGCATAATATCTTATAACACAATTCTGCGAGCCCTGCGAGGGGTAGAAGCAGATTTTATTTTTATTTTCAAAAAAAAATTTTTTTCAGATTTACCCCTCGCAGGTTTCGCAGCCTATATAAATCAACACTTCTAGCCTTCGCGCTACCCCTCGCGGACCCCTCGCAAAAGTCATTTACCCCTCGCAGATTTTGGATTTTGGACAGATTTCAGTGTCCTTGATCAAATTTTCGCTAATTTACCCCTCGCGCTGCGAGGGGTAAATCGGTTTTTGCGAGCCCTAGAACCTAATCCGAGCCCTAATTTGTGCCATAATATTGCCTTAATATTGCCATATTCTCTTTAGCGTCTGCAACTTTATGTAACAGCTTATCAATCTCGCCAGTGACGTCAGTATGTTCTACAATTACAGGTTGTGTACCATTTAGGAGATAATCTATTTTTAATAGCGCGTCCTCCATCTCATACTGGTATTTCATTATTAAAGTTTTATATATTTGCTCTTTCATTTATCCTCCTTCTTTTTTAAAGAATCTCCAAACGTGCCTGTAAAGCCCCATGATCCATGATGCGTGGTCCATGAGTCGAGATTCCCGTAAATTTTAATGTCAAGGCTTCTAACGAGCTCACAGAAGGCTAAATCTTCACCTTTCCATTCATGATCCTTAAAGCTTG